CAATCTGCCGGTCAAACGGCTGATCGTCATAAACCCTGACGGTAATGGTCCCTGATGGCCACCGCTCCGGTGCACGGGAATCCCGGGGGAAAGCTTTGCCCACTGTTTTAACGAGATCGCCTTCAATCTGGTTCGCGGACAGTTTTCCCAGAACCCGACAGTTCTCGTTAATCGTGACGTTGTTGAGCGTCCCGGAATTCGCATTCACGTTACCGCTGATATCAGCATTTCTTGCGGTCAGCCTGCCCTCCGGCGTCAGGGAAAACGTCGGGGGATTGGCGGATGACGTGATACTCACCGCAAACAGTCGTTTCAGGAACACATCGTTCATGAACAACTGATTCCCCTGCGCCACAAATAACGGCGTGGTGTTGCCGTCCTCCGGGTTAATCATCGCAATACGGTCAGCCAGCAGCAGTATGTTGCTCAGGGGCTGGCCATCAGTATCCTCAATCCCCGCTCCAATACCGGCAACATAGGGTATGCCATTTTTTGTTTTCTGTACCTTCAGCATGTAAAGTGCAGCAAGGTCATCATTTGTGTCCTTCTGCACGCGCTGTATCTGCTGTATGATGGCGCTCTGGTTCTCCAGCGTTTTACTGACCGTCTGTGTGATTTCATTGCGGGTTTCCGTGATGGTGGTCTTCATCTCCGCCATCTCATCCGCAAGCTGGCTGTTGTCTATCAGCTCCCATAGCCCCTGAGCCAGATGCAGTTTTCCTATTTTTTCCCGGAAAAATTCCAGATACCCTTCACCATCATTGCTGGGCTGCCCGCTGACTTCCACAAACGCAGATTTCCCCACCAGGTTGACGCTGCGCACGTAAAACCAGAAATCCGTCCCCGGCTTAATCCGGCTTCCCTGGACAGTCCACTGACTGCCGGTCCCCAGATAACGGGCAGAGGTTTCCACCTGAGATGTATCTGCGATTTTTGTCTCCGAAAACCAGAACTCAAACTGTACCGTCGGGTCATACACCGCAAGACGCGGGACCGCTGTTATCTGAAAATAGCCCGGTGTCAGCTCAATCGTGGCGGGTACCGCAGGTGCATTAATCCTGAACGTGGTGGTGGCCGGTTCCCCCTGCTGGCCATAACTGTTAATCGCCCTGACCGTCAGGGTGTATTCCCCCGGCGGCAGACCACTGGAACGATGCTCTGTATCCGCAGTGATGGCGGTGGTCACCAGACGGCTGCCTTCTCCGCTTCCGCTGGTCAGGCGCAGACTGAAGCGCACGCCCTTCACCACCCGCGGCGTGTCCCATTTCACCTGCGCCAGATACTGGCCGTCAGCTGCGCTCACCTCCACCGTCAGGTGCTGCACTGCCGGAGGGATGACGCTGTTCAGGGTGCCTGACTGCGGCTCAAAGCGGGCACCGTTATCCACGATGGCTTCTTTTTCCGGTACGTGCTGCACCGCCGTGATGGCAAAGGTGCCGTCCGTGTTTTCCCGGACGGAGACACAGCGGAACAGGCGACGGCGCAGTGACGGCAGGGATAGTCCCCATACACCGTATGTCTCCACACCATCAGGCAGGGTGCTGACCTGTATCCGGTCCGGCGCGGGGTGTGCGGTGATGTCCACACTCACCGGCTTACCGCTGCCGTTAATCAGGTTCACCGTGGCGGCACCGGTCTCCGGCAGTGTCACAATGGCATACAGCGCCCACTTGTCCACATCCGCCGCCCCCAGGCGTTTTCCCATTCCGTAGCGCGGGTGGGTCAGCATGTCCCACAGGCACCAGGCAGGGTTGTTGCTGTATGCCGGTTTCAGGCTGCCGTCCCAGATGCCGCTGTACGTGCGTTTTTCCGGGTCATAGTTTGACGGCACCTGGATGATGCGACCGCGGATATGGTAGTTCACCGTCATCTGCTGACCGCCAAACTGCTCCGCATCCACCTGCAGCCCCACAATCGCCGTGTTCGGGTAGCACTGTTTCACATCGATGATTTCGGTGTATGACGACCAGAGCGTCTTATTCTGCAGCTGGTCCGAGGTGCTGTCCGCCGTCTCCCGGACCATCCGGATGTTAAAAGGACGGGGAGGCAGATTATCCAGAATCACCGACGCCAGAAACTGCGAGGTGGTCTTGCCGTTAATGGTGACATCCTTTTCCGTCACCCAGTTACCGTTACGCTGCAACTGAATCAGCAGTCGGACAGAAGAGTGATTACGGTCGCCCTTTGAGGTGGTCTCCAACAGTGACTGCACCCCGAAGGTGACCCGCAGGCGGTCAATGTTCGCGGATGTAATGGTGCGCGTCACCGGCTTTGCCTTCGTCACTTCCACGCCCAGTGCGGTTTCAGCTCCGGAAGACTCAAAGCCTTCAGGTGGTGTCTGCTCCTGCTCCCCGGCGCGCCAGACCGCTGTCACACCATGTATCACAGGATTACCGTCCGTGTCCGTCAGCGGGGTTTTGTTCACCAGGATACTCTGCAGCCCCTTCACCGGACCTTCAATCGGCCCTTCACCAATGGCATCAATCACGCTCATCATCTGCGTGGACTTAAGATTGTCCTTTGCCTCTACCGGCGTGTGCGCCTTGCCGCCACCTTTGCCCATTGTCTCACCCTTTACTGTGATAACTGTTACGCACAAAAACAACAGGCATCCCGGAGGATGCCTGTATCATGACTGAATAAAACTTCTGAATATCTTCACATTTTCACAAACTGACTGTGGTGCTAATAATTTCTCTGCGTTAATGTTTTTTTGCCCGAGCACCAGAAACAAAAATAACTCCTTAACGTTAATCTTTGTCTGTCCCCGCAACTCTGCGGGATTTTTTTATTCTTTTTACCTCTGCCGCCCGATAACCACGACCGCCCGCCACAAAATTCACCGCATCCAGAAAACGGGCATACACCCGGCGGCGGACCACCGTGGCACCCACCAGGCTCTGCAAATCCTCCGCCATCCCGGTGACAAGACCGAACAGATTGGACACCGTCAGCGACGGGCGGGCACTGCTGCCCTTTCCGTTCATCTCAAAGCCACTGCCCTCAATCGGGTACGCCTGATATTGCCGCCCCTGCCAGGTCACCGGCTCCCTTTTTTCATTCAGCTCATTGCAGAAAAAATACCGCTCACCGCCCTGCACCGTCAGGTCGATTTCCCAGAGCACCACCCGCGGTGACTGCTCTGACTTAACCGACTCGTTCAGGCTTTCTTCATGAATATTCTGCATCAGTTCACCACCTGCTCTATCGTGCAACTGAAATCACTGTACCGGGCATTATCCGTGACACTCCACTCACGGCACACAACCCTCACCGTCCGGTTATGCTTCGGCGGTCGCCACAAAAGGGCACGGTAACCACCATGCCAGGATAAAAATTCATCCAGCCAGCGCCGGGTTGACTCATCCGTCACCCGGAACACCGCCTGAAACGTCTTCAGTTGAGGATTCAGCCCTGTGGGGCGGCGCTGTTCATAACCGTCACCAAGCCGCACCCTCACCACCGACGGCTTCTCACTCACCTGCATCCCTTCACGCGGGACCAGATGCAGCGTTTTTATCTCAGCCACTCAGCATTCCTCCGTCACGTCGCATGGACAGCATCACCGCCTGCACCCGCTGGTCAATCAGCTGCACAAGACTGCCTGCCGCCTCCGGCCCTATCTGTCCGTTAGCCCCGTCATTCTGAATGGCAATGTGGTAGACCGGGGAATACACCAGACCAGCACTGCCGTTCATACTGCCCACGGCGCGTACGCCCAGCGAGCCATCCGCCGCCCGGGTCAGGGGCATAATAGCTTCAGGTCCGGCTTCCCCCATCAGCCCGGCCCCTTTTGCAAACGCAAAGTACGTGGGCGTGTCCACAATGCTGTTGCTGTACGCGCTCAGGTTTGCCGAGGTATACACGCCGCCTTTTGCATTGGCCACCGCTCCGCCCAGCCAGTCACCAATGCTGCCGAGAAATCCTCCCGCACCGGACATACCGTTTGCCGCCGTCTTAATTCCGTTGACAATCGCGGCATTCATAAGAACTTTTGATATTTCCTGCAGTACGGATGAGGCCCAGCTGCGCCATTCCACTTTATTTCCGTTCAGCATCTCCGTGATGTTATTCACCATCCCTGAGATACCCTCCGTCGCCAGCTGTGCTGCCTGTGAGGCGTAATCGGACGCATTATCCACCCAGTTACTGAATCCCTCCTGCAGCCCTTTCTGCCAGTCCGCACGCTGCACATCCGATTCGGCATAAAAGACTGCCTGGTCCTTAAGGCGTTCGCTCAGATA